CGGCTAGAAAGGCAGGCTACTCGCCGAAAAACGCCGGTAATGTCGCCAGCGAACTACTTGGAAAACCCTTAATCATTGCAGAGATAGAAAAGCGCATGAAAAAGATTAACGAGAAAACAGATTACACAGTGCAGAAGTGGCGGGAAGAGCTTCTGGAGATCCGAGAAACTTTGTCGGAGAAAATCCCCGTTTATCAGAACGAAGACGGCGAAGTGATCATGGGCCTCAAGGATGCACCGTCTCTGCTTAAGGCTTATGACATGCTCGGCAAACACTTAGGCGCCTACTCGAAAGACAACGAGAGCAAGTTAGAAGGCAAGATCGAGTTTGTTTGGGATGACGGCAAGAAGCAGACGGAGACGGAAGAATGAAAGTCGTGATTCCCTATCGTCCCCGCTTTCCCCAGGACGAGATTCACAAACAGCTCGAGACGCATCGATTCTGTGTTCTTGTTGCTCACCGACGCCTAGGGAAGACCGTGCTGTCGGTGAATCACCTCATCAAGCGGGCTATTACAGACCGCAAAGAGCGCGGCATGTATGCCTACCTTGCTCCATTCCGTAACCAGGCCGAGCAGATCGCTTGGGGATACCTGAAGCATTACACATCGCAAATCCCTGCAATCTCGATCAACGAACAAAAGCTTTCGATTCTTTTGCCTAACGGTGCAACGATCCGGATCTTCGGTGCTGATAATCCCGACGCTTTAAGAGGCATGTACTTTGACGGCGTAGTGATCGATGAGGTTGCGCAGATTAAACCGACCCTTTGGGGAGAAGTGATTCGTCCGGCACTGGCTGACAGAAAAGGATGGGCCGCTTTCATCGGAACTCCCAAAGGCATCAACCTCTTCTCTCAGTTATACGATCAGGCTTTGAACCTTATGAGCAAGGGAGATCCGGACTGGAGTGCGATGCTATATTCCGTTGAACAAACTCATGTCATCGATGAAAAGGAACTGGCTGCGCTCAAGGTCGAAATGTCTGAGAACGAGTACCGGCAGGAGTTTCTCTGCGACTTCTCGGCTGCTCAGGACAACGGTCTTATTCCGATTGACGATATTCGGGCCGCGGCCAATAAGTTCTATCGGGAGAGTGAGTACATGGGCGCTCCGCTTATCTACGGCATTGACGTTGCCCGCTTCGGATCGGATGCCTCGGTCATCTTTAAGCGCAGAGGGCTAGTTGCCTTTGAGCCGATTGTTATCCGGAAGTTTGACAACATGGCATTGGCTGATCGCATTGCGGTAGAAATGGCCAAAGAAAAACCCGAGGCCGTATTCATTGACTCCGGCGCCGGGCAAGGCGTGATCGACAGACTTCGCCAGATGCGATTTGATGTCGTGGAAGTTCCCTTCGGAGCGCAGGCCATCGACAAAGAGCAGTTCGCAAACCGCCGCATGGAGATGTGGTGGCACATGGCCCAATGGATTAAGCAAGGCGGTGCGATTCCTCCGGATCCCGTTCTGCAGGGTGACTTGGGCGCTCCGACTTATGGCTACACACCCAAAGGCCCTAAGATTCTCGAGGCCAAAGACAAACTCAAGGAACGCATCGGACGATCTCCGGACTTAGCAGACGCTTTGGCTCTGACCTTTGCCGCTCCCGTGGCTCCTAAACTTTCCCGAAGTATGGAGCGCGCCATCTACGGCGTGAATGATTCCTACGATCCCCAGGAAGCCTTTGAATCCGAGTATTGGAACTCATAACACCGTCCATAAACCCTGCGCCTGAGCCTAGACAATGGGCTCATGAAAATCATTGACGCGTCCTTAGTTGAAATCATTGACCGTTGCCGTGAGCTTATTGACTCGGCAATGTCGGAGGCAGGCTTGCCTAACCGCAGGGCAGTTCCGGATCGTTCGATCTACCGAATCTTAAGCGAAGGCACAGACTCCTTCGGCCTCATTGTTGAAGACCAAGGCAAGCCAATCGGGTTTGCTTCGGTCTTTGTCTTTACTCACCAGCACAGCGGCGAGACCTTCGCGCAAAACGATGCGATCTATCTGGCGCCGGAATATCGCAATACATCAATCGGCGGCCGCTTGGCAGTGCTGGCAGAACGCAAAGCAATAGAGGCAGGCGCCAAGTTTTTCCTATGGGACGTGCCCGAGGATTCTCCTCTGGCTAAGGCACTCGCAAAGAGAGTGCAGGGCAGAAAGCATCTTTTATTTTTTAAGGAACTTTGATCATGGGAATGACTGCAGCAGTTATCGCGGGCACATTGGTTGGTGCCGTGACTTCGGGTTTGAGCGCTTATGAGCAGAAACGCGCCGGAGATCGTCAAACATCCGCCGCCAAAGAACAGCTTGCTCAGCAGCAGGCCTTAGCCCAGGAAGAAGATCAGGCTCGCAACAAAGCAAACCGCAAGCAGGCCGATCTTGACGGTCTTTTGGCAGACAACACGATTGACAACGGATTGGGATCCACGCTTCTGACAAACGGCAATGCGGCTCCACTTAACCCGGGCGCGCTTGGCACCGGTTCTTCTTTACTGGGAGGCTGATCATGGGAGCAGTATCGTCTGTGGTTCACGCTGTGGGCAAGGTGGTCAAACCCGTTGTGAAGGCGGCCGCCAACGTTGTCACTGCGGGAGCCTACAACCACATGCAGAACAAGAAGGATCAGGCTCGAAAGGCTCAGGCTCAAGCCGCACGTCAGCAGGCACAGGCTGAAGAGCAGCAGTCTCAGAACGCCAACATGGCAAACAAAAAGCATGCAAATGTCGGAGACACGGTTGTTGATGACACTCCGGAAGGAATGAGTGAAACGGTTCTGGCAAGTGAAGCGGCGCAGGATGAACGCTTCAAACTGCAGAAGAAACAGCTTATCGGGGGATAGTTATGCCCGCAGACATCAAGCTTATCAATCAGCGCTTCGAGAGCCTCAAACAGGAGCGCAGTTCCTGGGAGGATCTGTGGCGCGATATTCGCGACTACTGTCTTCCGGACTTAGGATGCTTCTCAGGTGAAGATGCAACTCAGGGCTCAAAGCGTTATCGCAAGATCCTCGATGCTGAAGCAATTGACTGCGCGGATGTTTTGGCCGCTGGTTTGCTCGGCGGCGTCTCGTCTCCTTCAAGGCCCTGGCTGCGTCTGACCACAATGGATCCTGACCTCGACAAGAATCCCGCTGTCAAAGAGTGGCTGACTAAAGTCCAAGACCTTTTGCTTCTCTACTTCTCGAAGGCCGAATGCTACAACGCGCTCCACCAGAGCTACTTGGAGCTTCCGGTATTTGGCACAGCATGCACGATCGTCAAGCCTCATCCGGAACAACTCATCTCTCTGCAGAACCTCACAATCGGGGAATACTGGCTGGCTGAGGATGACTTCGGGAAGGTCGATACGATGTATCGGCGCCTCTCTCTTACGGCCAAACAAATGGTCCAGCAATGGGGATTTGAGGCAGTGAACAACGATGTTAGGCAGGCATTTGAGAAAGATCCCTTTGCCCGCTTCAATGTGATTCACGCGATTGAACCTCGCATTGAACGTAATCCGGATAAACGTGACAACAAGAATATGCCCTGGCAGTCCGTTTATTTTCAGGAAGGAGTGCAGGACAAAGTTCTCTCGGAATCCGGCTTTAGAAACTTTCCGGCACTGTGTCCGCGCTGGATGACCTCCGGCGGTTCGGTTTATGGCCGCGGTCCCGGCGCCAAGGCCTTGAGCGCACAGAAGTCTTTACAGAGACTGCACTTGAGACTGGCTGAGCTTGTTGATTACGGAACTAGGCCGCCGATTCTCTATCCGTCCACCCTCAAGGATCAGCTGAGTCAGTTCAAACCTGGAGGCCGAGTGGCCGTCAACCCGCAGGAAGCTCCGATCATCCGCTCTATGTGGGAAGTGCGCACCGATCCGCAGGCAATGCTGGCTTTGATTCAGTCGACCCGGCAGGACATTCAGCGCATCTTCTTCGTCAACGTGTTTCAGATGATCGCGGCAACTGCCAATCAAACCGACCGCACTGCGACAGAAGTTCAGGCCCTCGAGCAGGAAAAAGTGATGATGCTCGGGCCTGTGTTGGAGCGCCTGCACACCGAGCTTCTTGACCCGCTTGTAACAAATGCCTTTGGCTTCATGGTTGAGTACAACATGCTCCCGGAAGTTCCGGAAGAACTCTACGGCAGAGAACTTTCGATCGAGTACGTCTCTGTTCTGGCAGAAGCTCAGAAGAACGCATCGGCCAACGGCATTGTGAGAACGGCTCAACAGATTGGCCTTCTCGCTCAGATCAATCCCCAGGCCGTGGACAAGCTCGATGTGGATGCAACGATCGATCAGCTTGCAGACATGAACGGTGTTCCGCCGTCCTTGATTGTGACAGGACAGAAGGTTGCCCTTATTCGCCAGCAAAGGGCCGAGCAACAGCAGGCGCAGATGCAGGCCGCACAACTTCAGCAGGCAATGACAAGCCTCAAAGATCTAGGGCAGGCAGCTGACTCTCAGGGCCTGCAGGAAGCTTTCTCTGAAGAGGGAGCGCAGTAAGCGTCCATAAACCTAAAGGGCCCTAAATGACAATGACAGACATAGATGATCCGCTTCTCGAAATCGAACAGCGGGAGCTGGCTGAAAAGGCAGAGAAACAAAAACTCAAGGAGCTGGAGATTGCCATCAAGAAAACTCTTGAGACAGTCGAAGGCCGAAGGGTCTTTCAATGGATTCTCGACATGACGGCCGTCGACAGCTCGGTCACGTCTCAGGACATGACGCTAATGACAATAGCTTCTGCTAGGCGCGACATAGGTTTGCAAATATTGAATCGACTCAAGGGCATCAATCTCGAGCTGGTTCGCAGAATGGAGAACGAAAAACTAAATGGCTGATACCGCTGAAACCACCGTCAATGAAGCAGGCGCTGCCGCAACTGAAGGCAACGTTCCTCCTGCAGATCCTACTCCGGCACACCAGGAGGCGACACCTCCGGCACAGCCCGAATCCTCCGCTGAAACTCCTCAACCTAAGGACGAAGAACCTGAAGGCATGGGCGCAGACGAGGAAGAAGGCGAATCTAAAGAGGAAGCCGAAAAGAAGGAAGGCAACGACGTTTTAGGCGCGCCAGAGAAAGGTTACGACGAAACAGGCATTGAACTTCCGGAAGGCATTCAGCTCGATGAAGGAGCGATTGAGGCGTTCAAGAAAGAATGCAAGGACCTGAATCTTTCTCAGGCCGCTTACTCGAAACTGGTCACAAATATGACCTCTGTTTTGGCAAAGCGTGCGGAGGAACAGTCTGCTCAAGTCAAGCAGGCCCTGACTGCTGAAGCCAAGGCTGACCCTCAAATTGGCGGTGCGAACTACGCGGCCAACCTTAAGAGCGCAAGCCGCTTTTACGCAAAGTTCTTTGACGCTGAGACTCGCCAGTTCTTCGAGTCTGTCGGCCTCAATCGTCATGCAGGATTCATTAAAGGGTGCCTTGCCGCTCAGCAGGCACTCAGCGATGACGCCGTCGTAAAGGGCGGCAGGTCGGGTGAACTCTCAACAGCCGAGCGCGCCCGGGCTTTTTTCCCTAACTCAAAGATGAACTAATTTTTAGGAGTAATTACGATGGCTGCTGAATATCCAACACTGGTTGACCTCGCATCGAGACTTGACCCGAAAGGTGAGATTATTCCGATCGCTGAAGTCTTGTCTAAACGAGACCCGATTCTCAAACTTCTCCAATGGAAAGAATGCAACAAGACCGATGGCTACCTTCATGCCATCCGCACTGGCATCCCCGAACCGACTTGGCGTCGCCTTTATCAGGGCGTTCAGCCGCAGAAATCCACGACCGCTCAGGTTACCGATACCTGCGGAAACGTTGAAATGTATGCTGAAGTCGATAAAGACTTGGCTGACGTAAACGGCAACACAGCCGCTTGGCGCCTGTCTGAGCAGAAACCTTTCTTTGCCGGTATGGCAAACGATATGGCCAAGACAATGTTCTATGGTGATATCGATGCCGAGCCGGACAAGTTCATGGGCCTTGCTGCTCGTTATAACGACACGAGCTCTACAACTCCGTCCTCTCGCAATGTCATTAAGGCTGTGAGTACCGGAGCAACGACCAAGAAAGTCACTTCGATCTTCATTGTGTCAATGGATCAGTTCTGCGGCATTTATCCGAAGGGCTCCAAGATCGGTTTAAAGCACACCGACAAAGGTCAGTGCACTCACATGAACTCCGACGGTTCCATGTATGAAGTCTATCGCGACCACTACAAGTGGCAGGCCGGTGCCGCGCTTGAAGACTGGCGCGGTGTGGTTCGTGTCTGCAACATCCCGATCTCTGATGGTGCCGTCGACATGGGTTCCGAAGATCTGATCAAGAAGTTGATCGTTGCAAAGAACCGCATCCCGTCTGATCTGCGCACGAAACTTCACCTCTTCTGTGCTGAAGAAGTACACACTGCTCTTGAACTTGCCGCCTACGCTAAGAGTACAAACGTTCTCAAAGTTGTTGAGGCAGCTGAACAGTTCAAGACCATGTTCTTCGATATTCCGATCGAAGTGTCTGATTCCATCAGCCTCACTGAAGATCTTGTTTCGTAATAGGAGAAAAAGATGAGATTCGATTCCAAGCTTATGTTCAGTGACGGCCAGTCCATCTCCGGAACTTCAGGAACTTCTACAAATACTCTTGACCTGAACAAGGCCGGAGTTTCTGAAGGTGAACTCTACGTCATCCTGAGTGTTTCAGGCACCACATTGCCGACTTCTATCGAGGTTCTCGGCGGATCCGCCAGCACCTCTGTGACTGATACCGTTGCAGCGGCTTACGGTACTGATACGGCAATCAAACTGCCTCAGGGTTGTCCGCGTTACCTCAAGCTGTCCTTTACCGGCACAGCAATGAGCTGCAAGGTGACAGCCGGTATTTCCCTTTGCGCCTCCTCTCCGAAGGGCAAGCGCATCGGCGACTATGCAGCCGAGTAAACAGGATTATTCCTAGCGAGCATTTTGGGGGCCTTGTGCCCCCTCTTTTTTAGGAGCAAACATGTCTTCAGTTGTCGACATCTGCAATATCGCTCTCTCGAGACTGGGGGACAGAGCGACAGTAACTTCTATCGATCCGCCTGAGGGAAGTGCTCAAGCCGATCATTGCAGGCGCTTTTATCCCATTGCCTTAAAAACCATCCTTGCCGCCTATAACTGGAGCTTTGCTACAACGCGCAAAGAGCTTGCACGTTTGACAGTAGAGCCTATCGGAGGCGGCTATGCATTTCCGATTCCTGCGGACTGTGTGAAGATCATTTATGCCTATCCGGTTGACGAAAATGGAAACGCAACTCGACAGACTCTTCATTACGTCCGAGAGCTGATCAACGGACAAGTCTGTTTGGTGGCAGAGCAGAAGCGTATATGGATTAGGTATATCACCACGGAGGTTAAGCCTGAAAAGTTCTCTGATGTATTTTCTGACGCCTTGGCTTTTCTCCTTGCCTCTAATCTTGCGGGCACTGTTGTTCCGGGGATGACGGGTGTGCAGATGGCGGCTGAGATGATGCGGTTTTACGAAGATAGACTGTTAAAAGCACAGGCTCAGGATGCAGTTCAGGACAGAGATCATCTGAGCTATAAGCCTGACTTTATCGGTGACTACGGTGACTGGGGGAGGGACGGACATGAGTGGCTCAACTAAAGTCCTTCAGCGCTCTTTTGCCGGCGGTGAAATTTCTCCGGAAATGTTTGGGCGAACAGACGATACAAAGTATCAGACAGGCCTTGAGACGTGCCTGAATTTTCTCTGCCGTCCCCAGGGCCCGATTGAAAACAGACCCGGCTTTGAGTTTGTGCGTGAGGTCAAAGACTCAAGCAAGAAGGTGCGGCTGATTCCGTTTATCTTTAACGCTCAGCAAACCTTCGTCATCGAGCTGGGGCACAAATACGCCAGATTCCATTCCTTCGGCGCAACGTTGATGAACGGCAATCAGCCATACGAAATCACAACGCCATGGGATGAAGATGATCTCTTTGAACTTGAGTATGTGCAGTCAAATGACATCATCACCGTGACGCATGAGGATTACGCTCCGACGGAGATCCGGAGGTATTCCAACACCGATTGGCGACTGGCGACGATCAGCTTCTCTTCAACTTTGGCCACGCCCACAAACGTGACCGCTGTCAGAGAAACGACTACGGGCAACGAGGATAAGAACGCCGACAAGTACACGTTCCAATATAAAGTCTCCTGCCTCAATGCTGATAAGACAATCGAAAGCGAACCGAGTGCAGCAGTCTCTTGTACCGCCAACCTCTATGCCACAGGTACGACAATCAAAATCTCATGCTCGGCCGTGTCCGGAGCAAGTTACTACCGCTTCTACAAGAATCAAGGCGGCATCTATGGTTACCTAGGAGACTCGGAAACCACGTCCATCATTGATGACAACATTGCTCCGAAGACGGACATCACGCCTCGCCGATATGACTCAGTTGTCTCTTCCGGAAATTATCCGAGCGCTGTAGGTTACTTTGAACAGCGCCGATGGTTTGCAGGTTTTAAGACTGATCCTCAGCGTGTGGTTGCTACTCGTTCCGGCACAGAGAGCGATATGACTTACTCCCTGCCGTCTAAAGACGATGACCGCATCAACTTTAGAATTGCGGCTACAGAGTTCAATAAGATTCTGCACATTTCTCCGCTGTCTCACCTGATCCTTCTGACAACGGGCTCTGAGATTCGTATCAGTCCCCAGAACTCAGACGCGATCACTCCGTCTTCTATTTCTGCCCGACCTCAGAGCTACAACGGGGCCACGACAGTCAGGCCGCTCGTCTACAACAATAATCTGATCTTCGCTTCTGCCCGTGACGGCCATGTCCGAGAACTCGCATATCAGTATCAAGCAGGCGGTTTTGTGTCCGGAGATCTGTGCCTGAGAAGTCAGCACCTCTTTGACTTCAAGACGATCAAGGACGCCACGGCACAGAAGGCTCCGTACCCCATCATGTGGTTTGTCTCCTCCGACGGAAACTTGCTCGGCCTCACGTATATTCCTGAACAACAGGTCGGCTCCTGGCACCGTCACAACACAGACGGAGTTTTTGAATCCTGCTGCGCTGTTTCAGAAGGCGTGGAGGATGCCCTTTACTGTGTAATCAGAAGAACGATCAACGGAAGCCAGAAACGCTATGTTGAGCGCATGAGAACTCGTAACTTCAAGAGTTTGGCTGATGCCTTCTTTGTTGATTCCGGCGCGACCTACAACGGGACGCCTACGACTACGATCTCCGGAATTGATTGGCTCGAAGGAAAGACTGTTTCCATTTTGGCTGACGGAGCTGTCCAGCCTCAGCAGAAGGTTGTAAATGGCAAGGTCACTCTCAACCACGAGGCCTCGGTGGTTCAGGTCGGTCTTCCGTATCAGTCGGATGTGAAAACACTTCCGGTCATCCTCCAGGATCAGTCCGGAGGTATGGGCAGGGTTAAGAACGTCTACAAGATCACAGTTCGGGTTAATAGAAGTTCCGGAATCTTCGCAGGCCCCAGCTTCGATAAGAATGACCTTGTTGAATACAAGCAGAGAACGATCGAGCCCTGCGGATCTCCTCCCGCGCTCAAGTCGGATGAAATTGATCTTCAGCTTTATTCAACATGGACTCGAGGCGGTCAGGTGTGTTTGAGACAGCTCGATCCCCTGCCGGTCACAATGCTGGCCCTGACCTGTGATCTATCAGCTTAACGTCCATAAACATTGAAGCTTCGCCGTTACCTTAAAGAAAAATTGAGGTAACGGCTCATGGGTAAGTACGATCAATATGCTGGCGAGGATCTTGACGTTCCTCTGTACGAGGGACAAGGCTCCTCGTCAAGTTTTTCTAAGATAACTTCAGACGCGGCAAACGGTCTGGGCAGTTTCGGCCTTGGATTTTCGATGGGGCACAATGCGGTCAACGGCATTGTTGCTCCGATCCTTGCCTTTCGCCAGGCGAAGCAGCAGAAGCAGCTCTACAAGATTCAGGGCGAGATTTCAAAACTGCAGGCGCAGTCTTTCCGGACAGCGGCCGAAGATGTTTTAAAGAGAGCTCAGCAGAAAGTTGCCGCGGTTACTTTTCGTGCCGGACAAACAAAGGCCACTACTCGAGTGGCACAGGCGGCAAGCGGTGTTGCTCTCGGAACCGGAAATACGGCAGAAGTGATGGCTTCTTACGACATTGCCAAAGAGATGCAGGTCAATCAAATCCTTGCAAACGCCGTTGCTGAATCCTTTGGCTATCGGCGCAGGGCGGTCAATTACTCAAACAATGCGATCGCTCTCAATGCCCAGGCCAAGAACATCTCTCCCTGGGCGTCTGCTGTCGCCACTGGCATGAGCATTCTCATGAATCCGAACGGAGCAAAAGGCAATCCTTTAGACCCCAACTCAGGATCAACGGGCTCCGGCTATCTCGATAACGTCGTGAGCATCGGCAAGTTGTTCACGAGCGGCGCCGGCGGCATGAGCGGCGGAGCAGGAGTCTAAACATGGGAACAATGAAACTTCCTTCTGTTGATAATCCCTACGGCGTCCCGGTTGCGATCTCTCAGCCGGGCGGAATGCAATCTGAAATCATCACTGCGCCAGAGAGTCCGGTGTCGGTTCGACACGCTGGCGAGGCAATGAATAAACTCTCCGGAGATCTCAGGGATGCATACGACAAATGGCAGCTGGAAATTGATAAGACTCGCCTGGATGACTTATCGACTCAGCTTGAACATGCACGCATAGACCTCAGAGTTAATCCTGAGAACGGATACGAAAGACTTAAAGGAGTAAACGCACTTGAACGTCCGGACGGAAGAAGCCTGAATGATGAAGTCAGTGATGCCTTCAAACAGCGTTATGAGAAGCTGAGAGAGCAGGCTGGAAACGCTCGAGTCCGCAGTGCCTTTGATCGTCTTTATCAGGCCTCGAGCCTGAAGCTTAATGATCAGGTCAACACCTATGTCACGAGCCAACAGCTCGAATACAAAGACGCAGTTCTTAAAAATCAGCTGAGCCTTGCTCTTAACCAGGCAGCTGACGCCGATCCTGAAACTGCGAAGTCCGGACTAGTGGCGGCTCGTTCTATTGCTCAGCAGATCGGAGATTTTCACGGCACGCCTGTCGACATGATCAAAGTCCTGGGGCCGATCCACGAGCTCCGAGTGAGCAACATGATCGATGCGGGACACCTCTCTCAGGCTAAGGCTTACATTGCTCAGCACAAAACAGAGATGGGGCCGAAAGCAGGGCTGAGATTAAAGTCTGCAATGCAGATGGCTTCTGACCGTGCCACTATCAACCGTTACACGGACGAAATCCTCAAAAAGGACAACGGCAAAGCCAGGGAGCTTTTAGACAACATCAATGCAGTCCCTGAGAAGTATCGTGCCGCTGTCAAAAACAAGGTTTATGGAGCCAAAAGAGAGCAGGAAGCCCTTGAGAAGGCGACGAACTACGACAACCTCAATCAGGCTTTTCAGTTTGTAGACAATGGCGAAGAGGTGCCCGCCTCCCTCATGTCGACTATCAAGACGAACGACCGCGTCGGATACGAGAAGATCCAGCGCGCAATCGATCATCAGAAGTTTCCCTGCACTGAGGATGATCCTGCCGTCCTGGGGAACCTTGAAGAGTTGGCGGAACGAGATCCGGAAGAGTTTGCACAGACTAACTTTGATCAGTACCGTGGTTACCTCACAAAGCAGACCATCAAGGCTTTGAAGTACAACGTCGAGAAGCTCGACGATCAGCAGTACAAAGCTTTCATGGCCAAGGTTACTCAGCGTTGCAATGACGAGAAATTCAACGCTAAGAAGACGAAGAGTGCCAAACTCAATGCCCAATCTCTCTATGAGGCAAGAAGCAAGCAGGCCGATAAAAACGTTTTGAGTAATGAAACTTTGAACGCGATGGTCAACACAGTGTTTGAGGGACAAAAGCCAGGGTTCTTCTTCGGTTACAACGATGTTTCGGGTGCTGACTTCAGACAGGAGAAGAAGTTGGAATGGGAAGCGCTGCCTCAGGCCGGATTCCGGACGAAAAGAACGGAAGCAGACCGATTAAATGAAGCGAACAAAATCCGAGTTCAAGAACTCAACCTTCCTCCTCTACAGAAACTCACCAAACGACAGTCGCAGATTATTGAAGCAAAGCTTGCGGGGATTCCTTTACCCACAGAACTAATGAATAGGGCTTACGCAGAGGCCAAGAGACAAGCTAAGAACGACCCCAAAAATCCTGCCGTCAAAAAGAAAGCCGTCAACCTCATTGCCATGCACATGGTGTTTGGAGAAAAGTAAATGCCGAATTCTTTCATCACAGACGAACAAGCAATTGAAACTCCGGACGGCTCTATGGAAGTTCCGGGAGAGCCGACAACTCAGTCCGTGGTTGCTCAGAAATCTACCGAAGGGCCGACAGTAGAGGCCGTGAATCTGGTTCCAGTTCCTCCCGCCCAGCCGTTCAACCCTTACGAGATTATCGAGCGCGACGCGTATTCTGCTTCCCAATTTGTTCTCGGAAAGGATCCGGGGCGCACAGCGGAAGTCTTGGATATTTCCCGCCAGCTCGGAATTTCTCCGACAGAAGTGGATTCTGATTTTGAAGGATCGAAATACCGCCTTGAGAAACTTCGCACGGCCAACACCTTGAAGCAATCCCCCGGACTTTCTGACTACATAACGAATAATCCAGATAAAGCTCCTGTTCTGAAAAACGACCTTAAGCCGTTGACCAAGACGGACATTCTTCTCAACGAGCTTGCGGAAAAGATGGCCGCACGCAATCCTGCAGAGCCTCCGAAATCTTTGACCTATGCGGATGAAGAAACCGAGTGGAAGCGGGAGGATGAAGACTATGAGCCCGAGGTCAAAACTCTTGACGGATGGAGAGCTGGATATTTGTCCGGAGAACTGCAGAACGAGCAGGGCCGGATGTATGAATATCTGCGTTTAGGCAAGATTACGAAGGACGCCGCTTTTGAAAAGCGTTCCAAGGAAATCGATGACACGCTGGCCGCACTGGACGAAAAGTTCAAGGATTCCTGGCTGTCCTATCCGACCATGAAGACGATCGGGCAGATGCTCACGGTCAGCGGAGACACCGCCGCTAAGGGTGCAGCTCTCGGTATGGGAGCAGGCGCCTTGGGTTTGGGTGCTCTTGCATTAGCGGGCGCTCCTGTTGCCGTTCCTGTCTCCCTCGGAGCACTGGGCCTTATGACAATGAGCGGCGCCGTCATGGAAACCTCAAAGGAGGTTGAGGGCGGTCTTGCTTACAAAGACATGCGAGAGGCAGGTATTGATGATGACGTTGCCAGACGATTGTCCGGAACGGTCGGCTTTGTTAATGGCTCCTTGGAAGCCATCGGTGATGCTGTGCTCACGAAGTTCGGAGGGAAGCTCCTTGGCATAACCGGCTTTAAGCAGATGTTCGGACAGAAGGTCAAAGAAAAGACAATCGAAGCGCTCAAAAAGCCGACATTCAGAGCCGCGGCTGTGGATGTTGCCAAGGCTTTCACAACAGGCCTTGCAACCGAAGTAGGTGTTGAAGAGCTTCAGGAAATTTCAAACATTGTTGCTGAAGAGGCCGCCAAGAAACTCACAAAAGATGTGCAGTTTGATTCCATTACTCCGGATGAAGTGATGGATAGATTGGCCGACATCGGGATTGAGACGATTAAAGGTGTTTGGGCACTGGGTCTTGCTGGCGGTGCAGTAGGTATGACGCGCCACATCTCTAAGATCAAAACCGCCCAAAGGAATCAGGAATTCTTCGAGAACCTTAATCAGATTGCTCCGGAAATAACTGCCCGAGAGACTGCACCCGGAGTTGTCTCCGAGGCCGTTCAGAACCAGGCAGAGAGCGCAGGCAAACCCACGATTTACGTAGATGGGGAAATGTTTGCGCAGACAATGCAAGAGAAAAACGTTCGTCTGGAAGACCTGAAGAAGATCAATCCTGAGCTAGGAAATGCTATTCAAAAAGCCGTGGCTTCGGGCGGAGACGTTGAAATCTCTACCGGAGACTACGCCGCCCATATTGCCGGAACTCCTTTCGGAGAAGCTTTGACTCAGCACCTTAGATTCAGTCCGGACGAACTCAGTGCCTACGAAGCGAAAAAGGCACGCAAACTTGTCTCTGACTGGGTTGGCCAGAACGATTGGGATCTTTCAACAGAGGAAGGCAGGGAAGCGGCGACAAAGGAAATTAACCAGGCTGTAAATCAGGTTCAGAAGTCAAAGTATGCCCAGGCCTTCGATGACCTGACAGAGAGCATGACGAAGAGCCTTATGGCAGGCGGGATCAACGGCTATCGAGAGGAGAGAATTGCAAGGCAATATGCTCGGCTGCAGGCGGCCAGTATTGTGCGTTTGGCCAAAGATGCCAATATCGCTCCGGAACGCATTGCGGAATTTGCGCCGAAGATTCAGTCTTCTGCTGGCATTGAACGAACAGAGCTGGTTCAGAAAAGAGCTGGACAGAAAGAGAATCCAGCAGTTTCCGCTCCAGAAAAAACGGCGGAACAAAAACTGAAAGAGGACAGTGATACTTGGGGAAAGCTTGTTGATGGATTAAAAGAAAAACCCACTCAGAACGTGGTGATGCTCAAGCAAACTCCGCTTGTAATGAAATTGATTGGGGCAAAGTTCTTAACGCTTCGGGCTACCCCTCACATGTTTGATGGTGCCCTGCCAGGAGCAAAAAAATCTAGTCCTTCTCACCATATTCATCCCGAGATTTCGAAACGAGTTTTGAAGCAAATTCCAGAAGCGCTGACAGATCCGATTGCAATTTTCAGAGATTATCGGAGAGAGAGTACCTATCTCTTCATGCTTGACCTAAAGGCAAAAAATAATCAAAACGTTGTTGTCGCGGTTAAATTTAATGGTCCCGGAAGGCATGCTGAAATCAATTTGGCAAAAACCTCTTGGGGCCCTGAAAATACGCTGTACTTTCCGTTGCAGGAGCAAAACAACGCTTTGGTTTACGCTAATAGCCAAAAAATAAGTCGTTGGAACAAGAGCTCCGGCATCTATAGCCTTCGGGGTTCCAACGACTCAGGTGTTAGTGTAAAGACCGAGGCAGACCTAGTCAAGCTTCGGGAGCTGTTCCCTGGTTATTACCAAACCGAAAAGATCGAACCGCGGTCCATCAATGTTCCTGCGACTGAAGTTTTTGCCAAGCTTGGCTTGGAACTTCCGGAAGGATTTAAGCCGACCAACGTCACTTTGATCAGCACAAGACCCGTCACAGAACGCTCGAATATTGAAGAGTTTTCCGGAGCGGTATTGCCGGAGAACGCTCCGAAAGAACTTGTTGACGCTTTGGAAGAAAAGGGCATCCGTGTAGAACTTAGCAGTAACCGCAAGACTGTGAGGGCTAAGGCCGTCTCTCAACTGTCCCAAAAGATTCAGGACTCTCTTGTTTACTTCCAGAACGGAACAAACGAGCGCGGCGGCTACAGCCCTAAACAAAACACAATCCACCTGACTCCGAATGCTGACTTATCCACCTTTGCCCATGAAATGAGCCACTGGTATCTTGAAAACCTGATGCAGCTGGCTGGCGAAGCAGGCGTCTCCGGACTTATCAAACAGGACGCAGAAACCCTTCTGAAAGACTTCGGTCTCAAGTCGCTTGATGAATGGAAGAGCCTCAGCATCGAAGAGAAGAGAAAGTTCCACGAGCGTTTTGCCTATCAGACCGAAATCTATTTGGCTACAGGCAAGCCGCACAATCCTAAGCTGATTACTGTTTTCAAGAATCTCGGCAAATGGATCAGAGACGTTTATCGAGCATGGACGGGCGGAGTGGCGGAACAAAGAGCGGCCCAGTACAAATCTGAGTTTGGAGAGGAGCTTCCCCAGCTCTCTGAAGAAGTTCAGCGCGTTATGGATCGAATGCTCAATGCAGAAGCCGACCTCTATCAAGCTGAAGTTTCTGAATCTATGCGACCGCTCTTTGACGAAAAGCCCAAAGACATGAGCGAAGAAGACTGGATCGCCATGCAGAAGGCGCACGATGAGGCGCTGGCGGATGGGGAAGCTCTGCTAAATGAAGCGAAAGCAAAGGACGAAAAGTGGTATTCGAATGCCAGAGCCAAGACCTTGCGGATGATCCAACGCAAGGCTAAAGAAATCAGGGAAAAAGTAAAGGAAGGTGTCACAGCCGAGATCGAAGCAGAAGCCGGAACTCGTGCTTATGAACTCATCAAAAAGAGCACTCAGATCTTTTGTATTGACTGGAGGTTTGATCAAAAAGCCTTGCTTGCAGCAAATTTGAGCTACGAAACAATAGAGAAACTAGAATCTTTAGGTCTCGCAATAAGTGGCGGCATGGCGCCCTCAGAAGTCTTGGAGCTTATGAGAGGTCAGGGAATTGTTTTCTCAACAGTCCAAGATATGGCTCAGGGACTTCTCGCCGGAGCAAGAAAAGACGAGCGCATCGAAGAGGAAACGACCCGCAGGTGCATTGAGAAGTATTCCGAAAACTTTACTCAGGCAGGCATTGATGCTCAGATTACTGAGGCCCTGCAGAACGAGGCACGGGCAAGATTTGTCGCGACTGAGTTTAAGTATTTAGCCGGAAGCCCTGCGGGAATCAGCCAGAGAATGATCAATGAGGCAGCCAAACGTTCTGCCGAATTGATGCTGGCCAACATGCCCGTTTACAACGTCAATCCACGGAACTTTGTTGCCATGCAGGCGAGAGCCTCTCGAAAAGCCTATGAAGCATTAGCCAGCGGAGATAAGGGAAGGGCGGCCGCATACAAACGCCAGCAGTTGATGTATCTGCAAGCGGCGCTTCAGGCCTTGGATGTCGACAAGCAAGTGGATCGTTTTGAACGCATCCGGAAAAAGACCTTCTCTGCAGATAAGAAACTTGCTAAGACCTATGACCTTGATGTCCTTAATGTACTTCGCGCTGTCTTCAATATTGAAGGCTTTGGAAAAACTAAACCTGAAGATGTAGACCTCCTGGCTGTAGAAAAAACTATCAATGCTTTTGAAGAGATTGCTCGTCCCACTTATGAGATGTTGGACGGAATATTTAAACGTTACAGAGGACTTCAGGGAGGCCGAGGGTACAGCACTTTGACTTACGGTGACTTCCTAGCTTTGGCAGAAGATGTGAATATGCTCTTTGCGATCTCTCGTCAATGGAAAGAAACAACTCGGGAGGCAAAAGCAGAAGCTCGTGAGCAAGCGGCTAAGGAGTTGATTGCCCAGATGAGCACACAGAACCTGTCTTACAACACTGTGGGACAGACAGAGGCAACAACGGCTTATGAGAAATTCAAACAAGATGGCCTCTTAAGTCTCGGATCTGCGCTTGTTCGTGTTGAGTCCTGGTGCAACAAAATGGATACAGGCAATCCCAACCATCCGTTCAGATCCTACATCTACGATCCGGTTGCTCAGGCTACGGCTAAGTTCCGCAATCGCAACAGCGAACTTCAGCAAAAACTCGCAGAGATGATTAAACCGATGCAGAAGGAATGGTTGTCTCGGACAGACATCTACGCTCCGACTCTCAACTACACGTTTAGAACCAAGGCAGAGCTTATCGGCGCTCTTCTTCATACCGGCAATGAATCGAACAAAGAAAAGCTCTTGCTCGGCGGTAGAGGAAAGGGAAACGCCTGGGCCGAGATGGTTGAAGACAACGAGGGCAATAAAAAATTAGATACGAAGCGTTGGGATCAATTCATTGCCCAGTGTTATGCCGACGGCACAATCACAAAAGCGGACATGGATTTCGTACAACAGGTTTGGGATCTTCTGGAGTCGACAAAGGAGGATGCGCAGAAGGCTTACAAGGATCTTTATGGCTACACATTCAAAGAAATTGAAGCCTCTCCGATTCAAACTCCGTGGGGAGAATATCGAGGCGGTTATGTTCCGGCAACAACGGATAAATACCTTGTAGCGGACAAGGCCACGTTTGATGAAATTGACCAGCTCACGAAGCAAGACTCCCTGAGCCAGATGCCGGTATCGAATCCTGGTTTTACCAAAACCCGATCTTCAGACTATACCGAACCTCTGAGCTTTGATATGGCGATCATTTCAAACCATATTTCCTCAGTTCTGAGATTCTGCTATATCGCTCCGGTCGCCCAAGATGTTGCTAAGTTGCTCATCAATAAAGACCTGAAGGAAAGAATCGACTCTCAGGATCCTACGACCATGAAAGACATGCTTAAGCCCTGGCTTAAACGGTCCTATACTCAGGATGTTAGTGACGGGAAAAGCGGCTGGATTAGCAAGAAACTCAATGAACTCAGAGGTATTGCCGGCATTAACATTATGATGGGCCACGTCGTGAACGCTCTGCAGCAGTTCACTGGGTTCTCAATTGCGCTCACCAAGGTTTCCGGACGAAATCTTATTGACGCTGCCGGTGTCTTTGCTCGAGACCCGAGAAAAGTAACTGAGCAAATCACTCAGCTTTCTCCATTCATGATGTCTCGCCTCAATGACCGAGCAATGGAGTTTCAGTCTCAGATCTATAAGATTTCCTCCACTCAGGACAATCGTGTTACGAAGCAAAAGGGAATCTTTAATAAGACGGTAGCTGCTAAGGCTAAATACATTCAGCCTGTCCATGACTTCCTGATGCGGAAAGGATACTTCCTGCAGTCTTTCTGTCAGATTCCGATTGATGCGATCACATGGGTCGGAGCTTACAACCAGGCGCTGCAGAAAGGACGGACTACAGAGGAAGCGGTCCTGGATGCAGATTCGGTGATTCGCACTACGATGTCCGACTTCTCTCCGGAAAACGTTGCTAATGTCGAAACAGGAAATGCTTTGTACCGCTCCTTCCTCGTTTTCTACAATTACTTCAACATGCAGTTCAATCTTCTCAATGAGCGCTTCCACGCCGACAGCATGGAGAAGAAACTAATTAAGCGTTACGGCATGTATGCTCGAGACGCGCTCTTAGTTGTGACGATTCCTTCAGTTGTTGCGAAACTTATTGAGGCGGTTGTCTTCGGAGATCCGGACACAGGCGATGATGACGAATTCGGCATGGACGATATGCTGAGAATGTTGGCCTCGGAATCCTTTAAGAATGCCGTGGCCATGGCGCCTATCGCCGGACAATTTATTAACACTGCCGGCGCCAGCTTAGCCAAAGATCAAAAAGGTGGAGCAGTTTCGGACGTTGCGCGATTCATCTGGGGAACCGATCCTTATGTTGGCAGGATTATGACCGCTCCGGCTTATGGCCTTATCGAAGGAAGCGGCAAGGCGATTCAACAAACCGTTGAGATCCTTAACGATGAGGATGTGAATGCCCGTTCCTATACCCGCAATATGCTCGACCTTCTCTCTGTGGTAACGGGTCTGCCGCTTGGTTTCCTCAAGAAACCGCTGGGCTACATGGCAGGAGTTGAGGCAGGAGACATCCAGCCCGCAGACGCCGGTGAATTCGTTCAAGGAGTTCTCTCCGGAAAGGCAAAGAAGGACTAGAACCCGTCCATAAACCTCTTTGCTGTCAAATGAAAATTGATGGTAAGGAGATCGCTAATGTCAATTTCACAAGAACTTCGGAGAGCCGGTCCTTATATCAGCGACGGCTCGACAAAGGCCTTCACATTCAGCTTTAAAGTGATGAAGGGATCCGACTTGTCCGTTGTCGTTGCTGACAATAAGGACACCTCGGTCTCGGAAACTCTTGCCTCTACAAACTACACGGTTACACTCAACGATAATCAGGAAAACTCTCCCGGAGGCACCGTCACTTTAAACAATGCGCTTCCGTCCGGGAAAGCGCTGGCGATCCTCTCGAATGCGCCTTTCCTTCAAGAAAAGGTCTTTACCAATGCCGGGGGCTTCTATCCGGAAGTTCTAAATGACGCTCTCGACACTCTGACTATTTACTGCCAGCAATTGAAGGAAGCCCTCGGGCGATGCCTGATTGTTCCAAGCACATCGGAGCACACACCGCAGGAAGTATTGGCAGAAGTCCTTGAGATCGCTTCCACTGCCAATGATTACGCGCAGCAGGCACAAGCCATCTATGACACAGTCAAAGGTGATATTGCGGAGATCAAAGCGCTAAAGGACGAGATTGATGACCTAGTCCTTACCTTCCAAACGATCGAGCAACTTGCGGCCCAGGCGCAGGCCAACGCGCATTCTACGAATGACGACAAGCTGACATGCCAACAGGCCCTCCAGCAGATTCAAGCGATAGCGGCGCAAACCGGATTCTCTACCCGGACAAGCCCGACGGTATCCGAGTCGGAGACTTTCCCGCTTTCTAATCTCACGCCTTCTGCCTATGTAAAGGTCGGAGACCTGGTACTTAATTCGACCAACGGCGATCTGTTTCGGATTACCACGGTAACGGCAACAACCGCGACCGTCGGCACGAAGATTTCAAACCTTCGCGGCCCCCGCGGTGAGCGCGGTTTGCAGGGCAGTCCGGGGCCCGCGGGAAGTCCGGGCGAGAGAGGGCCTATGGGCCAAAGCCCATATGCCACGTGCTTTGGGCAGTTTGAGGTCAACGAGGAAGGCGTACTCCAGCTTGAGTATGTGGGCCTGGCGCCGGCTCAGTTTTCAATTAACGACAACGGAATAGTGGAGGCTACATATGCCAACTCTTAGCATTGGCAAAGTCCGTTATGTTTGGAAAGGCACGTGGAGCGCCACGGCTTCCTATGACATTCTTGACCGTGTTCAAGACAGTGACGGTTTTATTTATGAATCCATTAAGGCGGTTCCCGCGGGTACCGTTCTTACCAACACGAGCTATTGGATAAAACTTTCGGTTCAAGGCCCCCGCGGTTTGAAGGGGGATACGGGTAATGACGGCCCAAAAGGCGATACGGGCGAGGCACCGACGGCCATCTTGTACACAGAGCAGAACAACCTTACGGACGCCCAGCGGGAACAAGCTCGAACAAATATCGGATGGGCTGCGGCGTTTGCCGCGTCGTTTGCTTCGGCGATAGCGGCTTGGGTGACCAGCACTTTGGGCTCAAAGATCGAGGCCTATCTCGTGCCAATTCTCAAACAGCTTTGCTTAGATAACGGAGCAACCCAAGCGGAAATCGACGCCCTCGAAGCTGAAGAAACAAGCGAATCTGATTCATAAGGAGTAAACCCAATGGCATATATCGGAGAAACTATCGAGCTGATGTGCTCGGATGACTATAAAGATCGGATGTTGGCTGAATACCAACAGCTCGTAATCCGGAAGGATGCGCTAGAAAACCTGCTGATCAAATGGGAAAAGGGAGAACTCAATTTCACTCCCAAATGTCCGAAGGAAATGCTTGTAAAGCAGTTTGAACTCATGAAAGAGTATGCGGAGGTTCTGCGGCAAAGAGGCGCTATTGAAGGTGTAGATCTGTATTTAGGGGAATGAGCATGACAACTCTTGCAGAGATTAAGCAGCAGTACCTAACCAAGGCGCTGTCCCGTCCTGTCAAGGCTTACGGCGTGAAGATGGGCAACGGCAGAATCACGTCCTTGTCGGACGTTCAAGGGTTCCATGTCGAGCCGTGCTCCGTGGAGCTTATCGCACTGGTTGATAAGAAGTACGTTAAAGGCGATAAAGTCGCAGAGGAAATTCCGATTGAGCCGCTCAACCGTCCCGAGGGTTTCCAATATGGATATGACCTCTACACATTCACAACGCCTGACCTGAAAGCCGACAACCTCAAAGTTGAAGTTCTTGAGCGCCCCTTGATCGGTAAAGCCAAAGTCAAGTTCAAGACGTGGCAGCAGTTCGCAGTCAAATCTCAGTTGATTACTGACGAGCTGTATCAGAGCGCTGATGGGAAATATTACACACAGGTCGATCTTCCGGAAAACTCCGACGACTTTTGCAAAGAACGCTACAGCAACGAGATCAAAGCGGAAAGAAACGCAAGAATCTCGGACACAGACGATTACGTGAAACTGCCTGACATCACCGTGGCGCGGTCAGCAGGAGCTAAGAGATCAGCCCTTGAGGACGATGACCGCACGGCCTTAGAAACATACAGACAGGCGCTCAGAAACCTGCCCGAGGTGCAGGGTTTCCCGTTCGTGGCATGGCCCGAGTTTCCGACCGCTTTGGCTTACGAGCTACAGCAGAAAGTCAATGCAAGATCACAAATGAGAGGAGGTTTCTAATGAGTTTGAAATCTTTAATTCAGTGGCTACTCGATAGCCGAACTACTCCCGAGGAGGCAGGGCATAGTGCTATGCCTAGCTCAGCGCCCACAACAATATCTTCTCCGACCTCTATCACGTCGTGGGGAACGATTACAACCTTCACTGCCCCCGATGATGGGTATGTGACCTTCCGTGGCCGTTCAATGGAGGGCGCCGCGGCTCAAATTGCCTCTCTTCCGCTTGAAAACAATCCGACGGTTATTACCGCAACCCAAGATAATTACCAAGGAATGTCCTGTAATCTTCCCGTGGTAAAGGGTAAAACTGTTGAGGTTTACGGCTCCAACATTGAGAACATTGTTGTATCCTTTAACCGTCTAATCGGGGGGGGGTATAGCCGCATTGTTTGGAGGGCTCAGCTATGCTTAAGAGCCTTATCCAATTATTTGCCGAAAGTTATCTCAAGAGCAAAAAGTCTTGGCTTTTTAAAAACTCTTTCGGATATGAAACTACTTTCACATCCGTCCTTGAACAGACGCCGCCAGGTGTCGATTCAGTCTCGTACACAGCGCCTTCAGACGGCCTGTTATTTGCTCGGTATGGCAGGGAACAAGGAAACACGAACCCTTACTCATGCCGTGCAAAAGTCAACGGCGTTGTTAAATACGAGCTACACGGCACAGGTGGTTGGGCGCTTCAGAACAGCTTTTATGTTGCAAAAGGAGATTCAATCGTTATTGAATCAGCTCAGAAGACAGTCGTACAAGTTCGCTTCTACCCTTCAATCTAGTCTCAGGGAAGGAGGCGCATTATGCTGAAAAGTTTATTGAGCCTCCTGCTGTCAAAGTTCTACAGCAAGAAAGAATCCGCTTTAGTTGCAGGACAAGCTCTCCCGAATGAGAGGGATTACATCCAGGTCACTCTTGCAACAGATCAAAACACTTCATACACAGCACCAGAGGACGGATATTTAAATATTTGCATGACGACAGGCGGGAGCATTAACGTATGGGGCTCGTGTATGCAGGTTTCTAACTTTGGACTTTCCGCCGGTCAATCAAAAGCCTTTGTCCCTGTACGGAAAGGCAAAGTAGTTCAGCTCAAATTACAGGGAGAGGTCTTAGCGGCTAACTTCTATAAGCTAGTCGGGGGGGGGATCAAGCTCTTAACCACCTTATTCTGCAAGGAGGTGTGCTATGTCGCTTAAGGCACTTGTGCAACTCTTTGCGGAGAAGTTTCTTACTAGAAAACAAGAATGGATTGCAAGTCGGAGGAATATCACAATTAGTCGAAAGACTTCTATCACACTCCCAAACAGCATGGAGGTTCAAACATATACGCCTCCCGCAGATGGTATCTTGTCTATCGGGCAGAACGCTTCAGGCAGTGGATACATTGAAGTTAATGCTAGCGGCGCTCGACTTAACCTCGATCAAAACCAAACAAAGACCTACTATCAAGGGGTCTGTATTCAGGTTGTCAAGGGAGGAACGATTACCTTCAAGGCTTATGCAGAAAACCGAGGAGATTACTCTATCTTGGAGTTCTCTCCCTTCGTTAGCCAACCGTAACTTTGCTATTGGGGGTGCGTTATGAGCATGAAAACGTACCTCCAAAAGCTCCTCGGAGATCTTGGCGTAATAAGAGTCTCTAATGGTTCCTCTTCGGTTTTAACAAAGGCGATAACGGGAGGCGCTGATTTCTCATGGACAGCCGTTTCACCGCTATCTGGATACGGGAAAATTTTTCTTCCGGTGAAAGCTGGATTGTATGTAATCTCTGTAAACGGCCATACGTTGGTGCAGATCAATCCCAAAGAAGATGCTTCCACTACTATGTTTAACAAGACAATGTTCTTCCCTGTACGTAAGGGCGATTCTATAAACATTGTCGCTACAACCACCGCAGGTAGTGATGGAACTGCCGAGTTGCGAATTTATCCAACAAACAAACTAACGCTTTAACCACTCCGCCCCACACTCCGTGGGGCTTTCTTTTGCCCAAAAGAAAAAGCTCGGAAGACGTTAATCAACCGAGCTTTTCCAAACATTGGATTTTGGTCTTTATATGTCTTAACAAAGTTAAAAATAAAAACCAGCTCTCATTATATACAGGTGTGCGCATTGAACTCTTGAGCGCTCCTATCCTGTCTAAAAAGGAATAGACATGGAAACAGATTTCAGCCTCAGCGAGTTTGCTTCAACAGTAAACCTAATAGTGTTCACGCTCATATTGATATGCGCGGCCTCAGGCTCTGCTATGCCCTATGTGAGAGCGGAACGTGACTGGAATTTTCCGCGCTGGTTTGTTGAGTTCATATCCAGTTGCGCTGCTGGCTTCATTGTCTATCTGATTCTCCGCACTTCTAAGTTGTCCTGGGAATGGATCGGGGCCTGCTCTGGAGTGTCTTCTTATTTTGGCCTGAGGATCATGAATACCTTGTATGGGATCGTCACAGGCAAATTAAAACTCACCGTTCACAACAATAACGGAGCAAATCATGGCAATTAGCATGAGATCAGTTTTCGCTGGGCTAATAAAGCTCATTCTCTTCTTTGCGTTTTATATCGCTGGCTACCTGACAAACGCTCAGTTGAATCAGTACACAATCGTGTCTCAGCAAGACAGGATTAACAGCCTGGAGAACGAAACCGCGCTCCAGCGCCTCCAGATTAACGAGCTAAACAGACGAGCAACTTCAAACACTGAGAATCTGAAGCAGCTTGAACGCATTAGTTCAGATATTGAATCTCTCAAAAAAGAAGTTCAACAACTGCACGGCTTACACAATACGAAGGAGCCTAAATGAGAATCGAGATAATTAAGTGGGTTGATACCTTTGGATGTCCTCCAGGATGGGAATTTGAGGACGAACTTGAATATAAAGTTACCGAGGTTACCTCTGTGGGCTTTATTAGAAAAGAAACAGATACTGTTGTAGTCCTTGTTCCTCACATAAGTGGTGCGGATCGTAAACAAGTTGCGGGGCACATATGCATACCCCGCAAACAGATACTAAGTAGACAAACTATTTTTTCTTCTGAGACTTACGATCCGGAGCCTGCGTTAAAACAGAACCCGCCAAGCTCTTAGCAGTTTTAGTAGAGGTCTTCTGCTGGAGCACTTTGCCAGCGAGAGACGCAAGTTCCTTAGAGGATTTTTCGTTTTTTGCCATAGTCGTTCCTTTAACAATAAAAGTAACCCATTCAGAGTAACTCAAATTTTGGTGCAATTCAATGACACAAGATATCCTGCTTTACCCACCTGAACTGGCAACTCAATTCATATCGGAGTTTGAGCAGGGCCCCAAAGGCGGTCCGGCCCTTGAATCCTACAAATGCCCCGCTGGAGTGTGGACCATTGGTTTTGGCCACACGAAAGACGTGCACGCAGGCGAGCACATTACGCGCAATGAAGCATACGACCTTCTAACTAAAGACCTGGTTCAAACGCAGGAGGAGTTAGCAGCCATTGTCAAAGTTCCAGTTACGGAGAATCAGTTTATTGCCTTGATGAGTTGGTTGTTTAACCTTGGTTTGACGCCTGCCGTCAGAAGATCAACATTACTAAGAAAACTAAACGCGGGAGATTATGAAGGTGCTGCTGAAGAATTTCCAAAATGGAGGAAAAGTGCTGGACAGGTTCTCCCAGGGCTGGTAAACCGAAGAGCGGAAGAAAAGAAAATATTTTTAAAAGAATGAATGTGGTTTGCGCCGGACGCAGAACTAGAACTCTTTTTCAGAAAATGATCCGAGTAATTTTGATTATTGCCGCCGTCATGTTTTCGAGTGTCTTGGGTTACCACTTCGGCCAGCAGGAGACGGAGCTGAGGTGGACGCAGGAGCGGGAGCGGCTACTGGCTCAGCAGATTGAAACGTTACATAGAAAGGATAAAGAAATTGCACAGTTGGAAAAGTCTATTGGTGTCCTTAACGATTCTGCTCTCAGGGTGCGCGAGCGAGACGCCGCGATACAGCGAAAGCTACAGAGGGAGCTTGGAGAGTGTGGTCGATTTAGACGCGCACTTGAAAAGTGTTCAGCAACTCTTAGCCAATGTGCAGAACACGCAGTCTCTGATAGACGAATCATTGAAAGATGTGCAATCCAGCTCAGGTGAATAAAAAAATAAAAATGATTTAGATTTTTCTAGGCGTGGTGCTTTTGGTGGTGCTTTTTAAAAACTCACTTCCAACTTATTGATTTAAAAAGCCCGTTGGCGGAGAGGGGGGGATTCGAACCCCCGAAACCTTTAAAGGGTTTACACGCTTTCCAGGCGTGCGCCTTAAACCACTCGGCCACCTCTCCGAAAGAGAATTGAATTCTATAGGAAAAAAAAATCCTTGTCATCTCGATTGAATGTAAAAATTTTGAATATTTCCTCTTGAATAGTCCAACGCCCTGATTGCAATAGAAAAGAT